ATGAGGGGGGATTCGGGGGGTGCATGTCGGATCGATCCGGCGGGAAAAGTGGGCTCGGCGGTGCCGCGCGCCGGCCTCTGGCCGGCACCCCCACCCCTTCCCCTCCCCACAAGGGGGAGGGGTTTGGAAAGTTGGAATCACGCGTCTGCCAATTCCGCGATCTATGTCCACGGCGGCGGCGCTTGTCCGGTCGATCCCGACTCCGCTGTCCGCGTCACCTTTCGAAATGGGGTGAGCGCGCGTCATGCCTCCCCGGCGCGGCAGCTTCATTGGGGGCATCGGGGGCGGGACGATGTGTGGGACATCGTGGCTTATGAGAGTCTCGCCGGCGCGGGGCGGGGGCGGCGATGAGCTTGGCGGGGGGGTATGTCCGCGTCCATCGCAGCCTGATCGGGCATCCGGCGTTTCGCAACGACGCGGAAGCGATGGCGTTCGCCTGGCTGGTCTGCCGCGCGGCCTGGCAGCCGGTGGAGCTTCGCTACAAGGGGCGGCTGGTGCGGCTGGGGCGGGGGCAGCTTGCGCTGTCGGTGCGCGATTTCGCCGCCGCCATGGACCGCGACAAGGGCTGGGCCGAGAGGCTGCTTCGGCGACTCCGCGCGCGGGCCATGGTCGAGACGGAGAAGGGGGCCGGCTCGCTCATCATAAGCATCTGCAATTACGGGCGATTCCAGGCGGATGAGGCGGCGGCCAAGGCGCCGCGCAAGACGGCGGCCAAGACGGCGGCGGGACGCGGGCGCGACACGGAACAAGGAATCGAAGAAGGGGAAGAGATTCCCCCTCCGCCCCCGGCGAAGGGGCCGGCGCGGGCTTCGGGCAAGCGGGCCCTTCCGGCCGACTGGCAATTGCCGGCGGTCGAGAGCCTGACCGACAAGGCGCGCGCCTGCGCCGCCTTGTGGTCGCGGGCGAGCTATGAGGCGGTGGGGGAGGCCTTCGTCTGCTATTGGCGGCGGACCGGGCGGCGCAATGTCGACTGGCGGCTGACCTTCTGCGGCTGGGTGCTGCGCGAGCATGAAAAGGTGATGCGGAGCGAGCGCTTCGGTGCCGCGCCGCCCGCCGCCGCCGCCGCGCCGCGGGCGATGGACGCGGAAGAGCGCGCGTCGCTCGCCGCCCTCCACCAGGCGCGCGAGACCATGGCATTCGACGATTGGCACAGGCTGCGCCAGGCGCATTTTCGGCGCTGGCCGGGCGACGCGGTGCGGCGCGACGCGGGCGGGCGCGCGCGGGCGCTTGCCGACGCGCTGCCGCCGGCGCTGCGGCGCAAGCGGGCCGGCGGGGCATCCAAAGACGGGCAATCGACGGGGCAGGAGGACTGAAGACGTGGCGAAACGGACCAAGCGCAAGGTCAAGACGGCGACGCAGCTCCAGGCGGAGGCCGAGCAGAGGCTGCGCATCCGCGCAGTCGATTCCGGCATTCCCGAGCATCGCGTCGCCGGCGAGCGCATCCGCGATTATGCGCCCGACCAGGTGATCGATTTGAGCGGCGAGCTCGGCGGCGGGCGCAACCGGCAATATCAGGTGCTGCGATTGCTCTATCCGACGGTGGTCGACCGCTGGCTGGCCGAGGGCGGGCCGGGCTTCGAGGAGCCGCAGCGGCGCGCGATCGAGCATTGCCGGGCGCTGTGGACCCGGCTCGGCACGCAGGGGCGGCTGACCGCGCGCTGGGACGGCGTCGGCGGCGGCCGCGGCGACCGCAACCGCGTGCTCGAGCAGGCCGAGGCCCATGCCGAGATCAGGGGCTATGAGGCGCGGCTGGGCATGCCCTGGGTGTGGGAGGTGTTCGAGCTGGTCGTCCGCCACGACGAGCCCGCCGGCGCCGCCGCGAGCAAGCTCGCCAGCAACAGCGCCCAGCGGCAGGCGCACGCCAAGGCCTGCGTGGGGTTCGTGGCGAGCGCGATCGCGATGTGGCGGGGCTATTAGGGCAGATTGGCAAGTACTTGCCAATCGTCATTGGAATTGGTTCTCCCGATGCTGGGAGCGGCTAGGCCGGCTCGGCGGAGATTCCCGCTTCCGGAACAGGCTCGGCCGGCGTTGGCGCAGGCACATTTTCGATAAAGAGGGCTGCGAGCGGATCATTGATGTAATAATTGCTTCGGCCCGCCCGGTGCTTGGACAACAGCCCCCCGGCGGTGAGCTGGTCAAGGTAGCGGGCGGCCGTCTGCCGGCTGATGTCCAGTTCCCGCTGCAGGAATTCGATGCGGGTGTAAGGGAATCGGAAGAGGGTGTTGAGCAGATCCTGGGAATAGATCTTCTTGTGGTTCGTGCGCAGATTGTTCTTATAGTCCCGCATCAGCTCCTTGATGTCGCCGATGAGGCGCAGCGTGTCGATGGAGGTGCTGGTGACGGCCTGGAGCATGTACAGGATCCAGCTCTCCCAGTCTCCGGTCTCCCGCACCGCCTGAAGCAGCCGGTAATATTCGCCCTTGTTCGCGGTGATGTAGCGGCTGAGATAGAGGATCGGAATCTCTAGCAGCTTCTCGCGCACGAGATAGAGGACGTTGATGATGCGTCCGATCCGACCGTTGCCGTCGGGGAACGGGTGAATGCTCTCGAACTGGTGGTGAATGACGGCCATCTTGACGAGGGGATCGAGGTCGCAAAGCGCATCGTCGTTGATGAACCGCTCCAATTTCCCCATCAGGTCCTGGATCGCGTTGGCGTCCTGCGGCGGGATATAGACGAGCTTGCCGCTGGCTTCGTTCTTCAAGGCGGTTCCCGGCGTCGCGCGATATCCGCCCGTCGTCCGCTTCAGCACCTGGAACATCCGGGTGATGGTGTTGTTGGTGAGCAGTCCCTCCTGAGCGCACAAGGCGTCGTGGCCGACCTGGAGCGCGTCCCGGTAAAGCGCCACTTCCTTGGCGGCCGGCGAGGCGGGGTTTTCGGGGAACAGGCTGACCTGGAACACCTCATCCTGCGTCGTGACGATATTCTCGATCTCCGAGCTCGCCTTCGCTTCCTGGAGGGCGAGCGTGTCGATGAGGATGCCTTGGTTGGGGATGCCGCCGGCACGGCCCTTCAACTCGGCGAGGTGACGGTGCGCGCGCGCGGCGGCGCGCAGCACGGAAGGGTTTTCGAGCGCCGCGTTCGGCGGGAGCTCAGGGATCGTATAAGTCGGCTTGAGAGTCATTGCGGCTCATGTTCGCGGAACTGGTTTTTGCGAACATATCATGCATGACGTGTTACAAAAAGTGAAAAATGTTAACACGTCTGGCCGCATATGCTATGCAGGGTGACGCATCTCGAGACCGACTCTCGCAAGCCGTCATGCTCGCCCTCGTCGAAAGCTTGCGCTACGCTCCGCTAGCACACAGGGGGAATAGACGCATGAAATCATGGATTTTCGCGCTCGCGGCGGTCGCCGCGTGGGGATCGGCCGCTTCGGCGCGGACTGGGGCGGCGCCGGCGGTCGCCTATCGGCCGCTGGGGGTGGACGATCTCGGCATCCAGTTCGTCGACGACGGCTCGGTCCGGAAGGACGGGACGAGCCGGGATTTTTCGATGCTGGTGGTGTTCGCGCACCCGATAGCCGACGATAACGGGGCCGAATTTCTCTATGCGACGCTCCGGTCGCGGGTCGATTGCGCCGCCGGGACCGAGCAGGACCTCTTCGCAATCTTCCACGCGAAGGACGGCACCGACCAAAGGCCGACCGTCCACCATCCGGCCGCTTCCCTCCAGCCCGGATCGGTGATGGCGGACGCCGCGGATTATGTGTGCACGGGGAGGCGCAAGGCCGCCGCCGCGGAGGGGCGGGCGATGAGCGAGGCGGAGGCGGTGCGCGTCGCGACGGGCGCCTTCGCGGTTTCGGCCCCGGCGGCCGGCGCGTCCCAACCCGTCTATCGGTTGCTGGGCGTGACCGATGAGGATGCCGAGTTTCTCGACCAGGGCTCGATCGCGAAGGACGGAGCGCTCCGGGACTACCGGCTGCTGGTGGTGTGGGCGACGCCCAAGCTCGGGAGCGACGGCAGGACCGAGCATCCCTTTGCCAAATACCAGGCCCGGATCGACTGCGCCGCGTGGATGTCGAGCCTGCTTTCCATCACCATCTACAGCAGGAGCGGCCCGGAAAAGCCGATCATCCTTGGCCGGGGCCCGGATCGTCTTGAGCCGGGCTCGGTCGCAGAGACCGGCGCCGACTATCTCTGCAAGGGTAAATTGGCTGCGCAGATCGCGGGCGCGCCCCTGATCACGGTGGAGGAAGCGGTCCGCTCCGCGACCATGCTTTTCGCGGGACGCAAGGACCGGCGCGGCGCGGGAGGACAGTGAGCGGCGCGGGGGCTGCGCCGGCTCCGGCGTTTCGCCGTCGACGCGATGCTCGCGCTCTTCGCCGACTTGCGCTAGGCTTCATCGCAAAACGGGGGGCAGGCGCATGAAAGCGTGGTTTTTGGCGTTCATGGTGTTGGGGGCTTCGGCGGCTGCTGCTGCGGCGCAGTCGAGCGCCTTGCCGGAGGCGCGCTATCGGTTGATGGGCTACAGGGGCGATGAGGTTCAGTTCCTCGACGAGGGATCCGTCGACACGGACGGGACCAGGCGGGACTTTTCCTCCCTGACGGTGGACTCGGCGCCCCGGGCCGGCCCGCACGGCCGGCCGGAAGACAGCTATGGCGTGATTCGAAGCCGGATCGATTGCGCCGCGTGGACGGTGCAGCCGCTCTCCGCGCGGGTCCATTGGCAGAGCGGCCTGGGCGAACGCGTGGCCGCCAATCGAGCGCCCGTGGCCATCCCGGTGAATTCGTTCGCGGAGCTTTTCGCCGATTTTCTCTGCAAGGGCCGGACGGATTGGCTGATCAGGCGGTCGCATCTGGTCCGCGAAGCGGATGCGGTTCGCTCCGCGCGGCGCTTTTTCTCCGTCCCGACGGCGACGGACGCGTCGGGAGATTCGCGCTACCGCCTGCTGGATCTCGAGGACGCCGACGCCCAGCTCATCGACGAAAAGTCCATCAAGGAAGACGGCCCGCGCCGGAAATTCTCGCTGCTGATCATTTGGCCTCAACCCCGGTCCGGGGGAGGGGAAAGCGAGCCCGCCTCTCTCCACGACGAAATCCCGATGCGGGTCGATTGCGCCGCATGGACGATGCAGACCCTCTCGGGGAGGCCGAATGCGGGAAGCGGCACCGGAACGCCGCTTGTTCATGCCATCCTGCCGGGCTCGGTCGCGGAGACGGCGGCCGATTATGTCTGCAAGGGCAAGCTGGACCCCGACATCTCGCCGGCGAACGCCGCGAACGAAGCGCAGGCGGTGCGCGGCGCGATGCGTTTCCTCGCCGTGACGGGTTGGGGAAGCGCGCCGCCGGATCCCGCCTACCGTCTCATCGCCGCGGACGGCGATGCGGCCAATTATCTCGACGAAAGCGCGATCGCGCGGGCCGGCGCGACCCGGGAATATTGGATTCTGGGGCTGCGGGCAAAGCCCGAACGCGACAGGTACGGCGCCGAACATCCCTATGCGAGGTACCAGCTCCGCATCGATTGCGCCGCGTGGACTACGCAGGCGCTCAAGGTGATTCCCTATACGAAGCGCGGGCCGGACCAGCTTGTTTCGCTTGCCGCCGAGCCGCAGCGCATCGACCCGGATTCGGCGACGGAGGCCACCGCCAATTTCCTGTGCAAGGGCGAACTCGATCCGGCGATCGCGGCGAGGCACCTGGTCTCGCAGGACGAAGCGGTGCGCGAGGCGCTGAGCAATTTCGTGGCGGCCGGCCGGCCGCGCGATGCGCGCGGGAGGTGAACGGGGCGGCCACCGGAACAACCCAGGTTGCCGCCGCGACCCTTCGCGAAAAGGCGGTTGACAACGTAATGCCGACCTGCTAGGAAGGTCATACTCGCTAGAGTTGCGCCTGACGGGCAGAGGGGAAATCCCCCGGGCAGCCGCGGCGCCGGCTCCGGCCTCTTTCATCCCTACGATGATCTTCCTATGCCGTGCCGCGCGTTCCTTCCCTGCGCGCGTGCGCGGTGCCGCCCGCACCCCCGACGCACCTTCCGAACGCCAAGAGCGCTTGTCACCGCTGAGGCGAGGTTTGCGGGCGGCATAAAATCCCGGCCCCTGTCACGTCCGGCCGAAATCCAGCCAGCCCAGGAGAGTCCCGATGAGCGACGACGGCCTCTGCGGCTTCGGCGAGCCGGCGTTGGCGCCCGCGCTCGCCGCGCCCGAGCCGGTCGGCATGGTCGACGGGCGTTCGATCGCCGGCTTCTGGATGCCTTATTGGGCATCGCGTTCCTATCCCATGGCTGCCCATCCCGTGCCGGGCCGCTGCATTCTCGGGCGGGGCTGTCGTGGATGATCCGATCGCGCCCGATATCGAGGCCATCTACCGCATGGTCGCGCTCGCCTGCGCCGCCTTCGTCACCGACGAGGCGAAGGATCATACCGCTGTGCTCGCCGTGGCGGACAGCTTCCTCGAATATATCGATCCTTTGATCGCGGCCGACCAGGGCGTGCGGTTTACGTGCGACAAGGCGGTGCAGCCGAAGAGGTGAGAGCGGAGAGGGGGCTTCGTGCGGGCCTCAGGCCCCCCTCCACCGCCGTTCCGGCGGTCCCCCTCCCCGTCCCGGGGAGGATTTGAGCAGCCGTCTTGTCAGGTCGCGCGGGGCCTTTCGCTGAACCGCGCATTCGCCGCCGCCATTCCCGGCCCATGGCCAAACTTAGGAGAAGCACATGACCCTCAATCCCACCAATGCCGGCCTGTTCGTCGACCTCGCCAGCGTCTCGATCGACGCCGGGATCGATATGATCGAGCTCGAGGGCTATCGCGAGGCAGGCAAGGGGGCGGGGCGTTATTTCCGGTGGACCGACGATCTGCCGGCGCTGCCGGCGGTCGGCACCGGCGAGAATGCCTGGTGGGCGACCGATGCCGACGGCGGCACTTGGTATCCCGACGAGACCCAGCTCAACCTCTATCATTTCGGCGCCTATTGGGACGTTGAGACCGCCACCAATCCCTGGACCGGGACCGACGATTATCCCGCCTTCCTCGCCTTCAAATCTTATTGCATCTGGGTGCGCAAGAGCGACGGCTTCGCCGCCGACTATCTGTGCCTGCCCAAGCTGAGCCTGCCGTTCGGCGCCGGCTATACGTCGGCGACCTGGGAGTTCAATTTCGGCACGCCCCATCTCGTCGGCGTCGGATCGGGCGGACGCAACGGCGGCTATCCGACCATCCTCGTCGCGGCGCCGGGCGTCGACGGCATCGCCACCGAAACCACCAATACGACCGGCAACACGACCCGCACCCCCGGCGTCGGCGCGACCGACGCCTTGTTCGAGCATATCCAGCTCCGCACCTTCGGCGACGGCGGCGGCACGACCGCGGACGGCTGGCGGATCCGCTGCCAGACGCGGCTGATCGAATGCTCCGCGCGCGATTTCATCCGTTACGGCGTCAACATCACCGGAACGATCGGCGGCGGCGGATCGGCGGAAGGCAATGACAATCTCTGCGAGATTATCGGCGGCACCTATAGCTATAACGGCGCCGCCGGCATTTTCCTGGATGGCGGCGATTCCAACCAGAGCACGATCACCGGCCCCGTCGACGTCTCGTCGAACGGCGGGTGGGGCGTGTGGGACAGCTCGTTCCTCGGCAATCTGTGGTCGGGAACGCACACCAACGGCAATGGCGTCGCGACCTCCGGGCCGCTTTATGCCACCAACGTCAATGGCAATTGCTGCAATTATAGCGGCAACCGCTATTCGGTGCAGCCGGGCCAGGCGGCCGGCGCCTCGACCAATGCGCCGAGCGGCACGACCGCGGCCAACACATGGTGGCATTGGATCCAGGCCGGCGGCGTGCACGTCGAATATCCCACCTGGGTTTCGGGCATGACCTGGACCGAGGGGGGGCCGTTCTTCACAGATAATCTCAATTCGACCTCCGTCTTCCTCCATTGCTATTCGGAGGAGCTTGGCGGCCCGTCGCGCTTCTCCAACCAGACGCTCATCATCGGCGGCCTCCATGCCGCGGGCGTCATCGGCGGGACCTTCATCCGCGCCGATCTCGGCAGTCTCAAGAATACGGGCGGCGGATTCTGGTCGATCCAGGACGATGGCACCGGCAACAATGTGTCATCGATGATCGGTGGCGCCGCATTGAGCCGTGATTTCCGGACCTTCTCTTATGGGACGCTGCAGCCCTGGACCGAGCATTACAATACGAGCACCGGCAACATCCACTTTCTTTACTCGCATTTCGACGGTTGGTGCGCCTACACGATCACCGGGCCGAGCACGACCTACCAGTTCGGCCGCGGAGCGGGCGTGCCGCATCGGCTGCAGGTTCCCGAGATCTTCGTCGGCAGTACGTCCAACGCGCGGAGCATCAGCTCGGCCTCGGCGATGCCGTCGAGCGGGACCTATGGCGAGGGCGATTTCGTGCACAATACGCTGCCGAGCGTCTCGTCCGGCAAGGTGCTGACCGGCTGGATCCGGCTGACCAGCGGGAGTGGCAACGTGCTCAATACCGATTGGGCGGCCTGCTACGCGACGACGAGCTGAGGAGTCGCCGCGGGCGGGGCTCAGGCCCCCCTCCACCATGCTCCGCATGGTCCCCCTCCCCGTTCCGGGGAGGATGAAGGCCGACCAGCCCGAAAGGGAGCCGGATGACGAAGACCATGGAGGACGCGCCGGCAGCCGTGGGGCGGGCGCGTCCTGGGCGCAGGGCGGCGCGGGCGAAAGCCGCAGCGCCGGGGCTGCGGGCGGCGAAGGAGGCGATCGCGCTGGCGGCCGACGCGCTCGGGGGGCATGAACGGCTCGTCGAATGGGCGCGGGAGGACGCGAAGAACGAAAGCGTCTTCTGGTCGAGCATCTATCCCAAATTGATTCCGATCCAGCTTTCCGGCGACGGCGGGGGGGCGGTGGAACATGGGGTGACGGTGAAGTTCGTTTGAATTCGGTTTTGGTGGGGGTCGGGGGTTGGGGATAGTTCTCAGACGCCGAACCCCCTCACCATGTGCCGCCGCTAAGGTTCGTCTGGGGGACGAACCAGGCGGCACATCCTCTCCCCACTTGGGAGAGGGAGTCTGGAGGCTCCCTTGCATGAGGTCGAGATTCCGGGCGCCTTTCGGGGGTTGTTCGAGGCGCATCGCTACAAGGCCTTTTACGGCGGGCGGGGATCGGCCAAGTCGCATAGCTTTGCGACGGCTTTGGTCATCCTGGCGGCCGCGCGGCCTTTGCGGATCGTTTGCGCGCGGGAGATCCAGAACAGCTTGCGCGATTCGGTCAAGCAGCTGATCGAGGACAAGATCGCGGCGCTCGGGCTCGACGCGCATTTCGATTGCCAGAGCAAGGTGACCAGGGGCCGCAACGGCTCGCATTTTTCCTATATCGGCCTGTGGCGGAACCCGGACGCGATCAAGTCGATGGAGGGGGCCGATATCTTCTGGGGGGAGGAGGCTTCGGCTTTCTCCGAACGCTCGCTTCGGATCGTGCGGCCGACCATGCGCAAGCCGGGATCGGAATTGTGGTTCTCGTGGAACCCGGAGTTCGAGCACGATCCGGTCGACCGCTTCTTCCGCGGCGGGGCGCCGCCGCCCGACGCTTTGGTGCGCGAGGTGAGCTGGCGCGACAATCCCTGGTTCGCCGGCACGCCGCTCCAGGCCGAGATGGACTATGATTATTCCGCCGATCCGGCGCGCGCCGCCCATGTCTGGGGCGGGTCCTATGTCAGCGCGGTCGACGGGGCTTATTATGCCGCGGCGCTCGGCGAGGCACGGGCGGCGGGGCGGATCGGCCAGGTCGCGCCCGATCCCCTGATGGCCAAGCGCGCCTTCTGGGACTTGGGGGTGAGCGATTCGACCTCGGTCTGGGTGGCGCAGTTCGTCGGGCGCGAGATCCGGGTCCTGGATTATTGCGAGGGGCAGGGGCAGCCGCTTTCTTATTATTGCGACTGGCTGCGGGCGCGCGGCCATGGGTCGGCGCTCTGCGTGCTTCCGCATGACGGGGCGCGGCGGGACAATGTGACCGCTCTGCGCTTCGAGGACCATCTGCGCGAGGCCGGCTTCGCGGTCGAGACCGTGCCCAACCAGGGCAAGGGCGCTGCGATGCGGCGGATCGAGGCGGCGCGGCGGCTGTTCCCGGCGATCTGGTTCCACGAGGAGACGTGTCGCGAAGGGCTGAAGGCTTTGGCGGCTTATGCCGAGAAGCGGGACGACAAGAGGAATGTGGGGCTGGGGCCGGACCATAATTGGGCCTCGCATGCGGCCGATGCCTTCGGGCTGATGTGCATCGCTTATGAGGCGCCGCGGGAGCGGCGGAAGGCGGTGGAGCGGGCGGATTTCGGGGCTGGGGGGTGGATGGGGTGACCTTCTTCATTCTCCCTGCGATTTCGCGGGGAGGGGGACCATGCGAAGCATGGTGGAGGGGCCTTGGCACGGCGCATGAAGGGGGCCCCTCCACCACCCTGCGGGTGGTCCCCCTCCCCTCAGAATCGAGGGGAGGATTTAAGGGCGCCCGCCTCCGCCACCCTGCGGGTGGTCCCCCTCCCCTCGGAATCGAGGGGAGGATTTAAGGGCGCCCCGCCTTTGAAATGATGGGAGATTGGGATGGGTGAGATTGCTCCTGGCGACGGTTACGACGCCGATGCCGACGACGCGGCCGAAACGCCCGACAAGATCCTTGCCGCGGCGCGGGAGGATTATCGGCGGGCGCGGGAATATTGGCAGGACAATCAGCGCGAGGCGCAGGCGGACCTGGAATTCGCGCGGCTGGGACGGCAATGGCCGGCAGCGGTCGAGGAGCAGCGGCGGCGCGAGCATCGGCCGTGCCTCACCTTCAACAAGATGCCCTCCTTCATCCGCCAGGTCGTCAACGATAGCCGGCAGAACAAGCCTTCGATCAAGGTCCACCCGCAGGATTCGGGCGCCGATCCGCAGGTCGCGACCATCTATGACGGGCTGATCCGCAACATCGAGGCGACCTCCGACGCCGACGTCGCCTACGACACCGCGATCGAGCATGCGGTGGGGCAGGGCTTCGGCTTCTGGCGGGTCAACACCGCTTATGCCTGCGACGACGCTTTCGACCAGGATATCGTGATCGAGCGGATCGCCAATCCGTTCACGGTGTACGGCGATCCGCGATCGACGGCGGCGGATTCGTCGGACTGGAACATCGCCTTCGTCATCACGACGATGCCGAAGGACGAGTTCGAGCGGCAGTACCCGGACGCCGAATGCACGAGCTGGGAGTTCGATTTCGCCGACTGCCCGGACTGGCTCGACGGCGACGACGTCGTCCTCGCCGAATATTGGACGCGGGAGAAGGCGGCGCACGACATCGTCGCGCTTTCGGACGGATCGATCATCGCGCTCGAGGAATTGGAGGCCGATCCGCGCCAGTTCGAGGGCGTCGAGGTCGTCGGGCGGCCGCGTACGGTCGAGACGTACAAGGTGACGCAGCGGCTGATGACCGGCGCCGAGATACTGAAGACGGTCGACTGGGCGGGCAAATATATCCCGATCGTCCCCGTTTATGGCGACGAGGTGATCGACGAGCATGGCAAGCGCCATTTCCGGTCTTTGATCCGCGACGCCAAGTCGGCGCAGGAGATGCTCAATTACTGGCGGACGACGACGACCGAGCTTGCCGCGCTCGCGCCCAAGGCGCCCTGGGTGGGCGAGCAGGGGGCGTTCGACGTCGATCCCAATTGGGACGTCGCGAACAGCGCGAGCCTTTCGAAGCTCGAATATCGCAAGGGCTCGCCGATGCCGCAGCGCCAGCCTTTCGCCGGCGTGCCGGCGGGGGCGCTGCAGGAGGCGCTGAACGCCAATGACGACATGAAGGCGATCATCGGCATTTACGATGCGTCCTTGGGCGCGCGCAGCAACGAGACGTCGGGCAAGGCGATCATGGCGCGGCAGCGGGAAGGGGACGTTTCGACCTTCCACTTCATCGACAATCTGTCGCGGGCGATCCGCCATTCGGGGCGGATCCTCCTCGACCTCATTCCCAAGGTCTATTCGACCCAGCGGATGATCCGCGTGCTCGGCGACGATCTGGCGCCGGCCAATGCCCAGGTCGCGCCGACCGGGCAGGCGGTGACTCCGGTGGTCGGGCCGCCGCGGGCCGATCCCGCCAATCCGATGCAGCTGATGCCGCCGGCGGTGGTCGGGCATGTCTACGATCTCGCCGCGGGCAAATACGACCTCACCGTGTCGGCGGGGCCGAGCTACACGTCGCGGCGCGAGGAGGCGAACGACCTCATGATGCAGATGATGCAGGCGGCGCCGCAGGTCATTCCTTTGATCGCCGACATCTGGGTCGAGCAGCAGGACATGCCGCTTGCCGACCAGCTCGCCGATCGGCTGCGGCTGATGTTGCCGCCCCAGGCGCAGCAGGGGCCGGGCGGGGCGGGGGGCGGTGTGCCGCCGCAGGTGGCGGCGCAGATGAGCCAGCAGCAGCAGGTCATCCAGCAGGGCGCCGCGAAGCTCCAGCAGCAGGCGCAGGAGAACCAGGCGATGCAATTGCGGATCGCCCTGCTCGAGACCGAGCTCGCCAACCGCCAGAACGAGCAGGGCCTCAAGAGCCAGGAGCTGCAGGTCAAGAGCTACGACGCCGAGACGCGGCGGATCGAGGCGATGCGGCCGCAGGTGGTCGGGATGGGGGCGCAGGCGGGGTAGGGGTGGCGACCGGTGTCGCCGCATGTTGTAGCGTCTAAGAAGCGCTAGCGGTGGCCCCGCCCGAAGCTGGGCTGTGAATGCCTCACGCCGCTAGTGACAACGTCATAGCCGCATGGGTGGCAAACCAGGGTATTGGCCCGTCCCACCGGGAGGCTTTCATGCTTCATGATCGATTTCTTGCCGTGCTGATAGCAATGGGGACATATCCAATGGGGTGGCTCCGACGGCTCCACGCCTTCCTTCAAACGGTAGGCGACAGAGCCTTGCCTGGGATGCGCTAAACTCCGATCAGGATGCCGGGTCCATGGCCAGGACGTTCGCCCTGAATTATGAGGGGATGGCCAACAAAACAGACGATCCAAAGCAGCGGGCAGCGCTCGCGGACGTGCTCAGCACAATTCCCCTCGATCCTACCAAGTCCCCGCGGCGGCCCACTAGCCCGCCACCTGAAATCCAGGCCTATCTCCGGCGACGAGCGGGCCGCTAAACCGACAGTCGGAGAGGGCCCAAAGACTCAGTTGCGGTTCTTCCGGCATGGCAGCCAATAGAACATCGACCTGGGTGCTTCGAATTCATGCGAGCCCCAGCACCAGCCCATCCGCTCCACGCGTTCGATTAGTCGGTCACGGCGCGCGCAGGTGCGTTTCTTGACCGCAATGTCGTAGGTTCCGCTGCAGATCGGGTCCAGGACGGTAATCCGGCGGATGAGGCTTTCAAGCGGCTGCGTGCGCGGCGCTTTGTATTCCGAGATGCAGCATGCGCTCGCCGACGTCGTGATCAGTGTTGCCGCCAGGAACGCTGCCGCGATCGTTGTCGAAGGGCGCATGGACCGTCTCCCAGCCCATTCATACCGGAACGCGATTTTCGGAACAAGTGAAGAACAGAGTGCTTACGCCAAATCGCTCATCCTAACCCAGGGTCGGATCCGGGCGAAGGGTCGTTCACCGCTTTCATCCATCCTTCGATACGCCGTTTCGACAAGCTCAACAGCTACTCAGGATGAGCGGGCAGGGGGGCACGGCGAGATCATGAGTTTGCCGCCAACCCCTGCGGGGGAGCGGCTTTACCTGGCCCGTCGTGAGACGCGCCTTTTCCTGAAAGAGGAGCCCCATGGAGAACGAGACCGCGACCAACCCAAGCGGCGGCGAGGATACGGATTTTTCCACCCTCGCCGGCGATGCGGGAGTCGAGACCGAGACGCTCGAACCGACCCTCGATGATTACGGCAATCCGGTCGAACCGGACGACAGCGAGGAAGTCGAGCAGGATGGGCAGAAATTCCGCGTGCCCAAGGCGCTCAAGGATTCGTTCCTGAGGCAGGCGGACTATACCCGCAAGACGCAGGAAGTGGCGGACATGCGCCGGGCCGTCGAGGCCGAGCGGCAGGTCCTCCACCAGGCCAGCGACGCGGAGATCGGGACGCTCGCCCAGGTGCGGGCGCTCGACCAGCAGCTTGGCTATTATAACCGCATCGACTGGGACCGCTGGGAGCAGCAGGATCCGTTCGAGGCCCAGAAGGGCTGGCGGCAGTTCCAGCAGCTCCAGCAGGCGCGGCAGCAGACCGCGGGACATTTTTCGCAGCTCGTACAGCACCGGAATTTCGTTGCGCAGCAGGACACTGCCAGGCGCATCGAGGAAGGCCGGGCAGTGCTCGCCCGCGACATCAAGGGATGGGGCCCCGAGCTGGCATCGGGCCTGCTCGAGACGGGCGCGAGGCAATACGGCCTGCACAGAGCGGAGATCGAGGAGGCTTTCACCGATCCCCGCCTGGTCAAGGTCCTGCACGACGCGCACCAATATCGCCTCATCCATGGCAAGCAGCAGCAGGCGCAGCGTCATCTCGCCGCGCAGCAGGCCGAACCAGCAGCCCGCCCCGCCGCCTCGCGCGCGCCCGGCCAGGGACTGGACGATCGGCTGAGCGCGGAGGAATGGGCGCGGCGCCGCGACGAGCAGGTGCGCAAGCGCCGGGCTCGATAACAGGCAGGACATCCGACCGTCGCGCCTCGACTCCTGCCCCTGGTGGGCAGGGGCTGAGGTGGGATGCCGGACCTGGTCCGGCGCGCGGCTTTGCCGCGCTACCCCTCATCCGGCTCTTCGAGCCACCTTCTCCCACAAGGGGAGAAGGGAGATTGAAGCCGAACGGGCCACGGAACGTCCTTCCTTCCTTTCTTCAACCCACACCCGCGCCGTGAGGCGCCGGCCTTCCCACAGATGGATTTTTCACCATGGCAAACAGCATTCTCACGCCCACCGCAGTGACCCGCGAGGCGCTGCGCATCCTCCACCAGAAGCTCAATTTCGTGGGCAATATCGTCCGCGAATATGATGACAGCTTCGCCAAGAAGGGCGCCCGGATCGGCGACACGCTCAAGATCCGGCTGCCCAACCAATATGTCGTGCGCACCGGCGCGGTGCTGGCGACGCAGGATACGAACGAGACCAGCGTGTCGCTGACCGTCGGCACCCAGAAGGGCGTCGACCTCAACTTCACCTCGGTCGACCTCACCTTGTCGCTGGACGATTTCTCCGACCGCATCCTGCAGCCGGCGATGACCGTCCTCGCCGCGAACATCGAGGCCGACGCGCTTTCGATGTACAAGGACGTCGCCAACAGCGTGTGGAACGGCGGATCGGCGGCGACGCTCGCCAAGGTGCTGCAGGGGCGCAAGCTCCTCCAGGATCATTTGACGCCGCTCAACGAGCGCACGGCCTTGCTCAACACGCAGGACAATGTCGACATCGTCACCGACGTCAAAGGGCTGTTCAACGCGCAGGACACGATCTCGAAGCAATATAAGGAAGGCTATGTCGGCCGGACCGCGGGCTTCGATTTCGCGGAGAATACGTTGATCCCGGCCCATGCCCGCGGCGCCGGCAACACCGCCTATACGACCAACACCACCGGCCTTGCGACCGACGGCACCGAATATGCCGCCATCACCGTCGCGACCGGCACCGGCACGCTGAAGAAGGGCGACGTCATCACCATCGCCGGCATCGACCGCGCGCATCCGGAATCGAAGGCGGACCAGGGCGCTTTGCGCCAGTTCGTCGTCGCCGCCGATTATGCGGGCGGGGCCGGTTCGGTTTCGATCTCGCCGAGCATCTTCCTCGGCGGGCCGAAGCAGAATTGCGTCGCCGCGACGACCTCGGCGACGGCGGCGGTGGCAATCGCCGGCACCGCCTCGACCGCGGTCGGCACCTCGCTCATGTTCCAGAAGGAAGCGTTCGCCTTCGCGACCGCCGACCTGGTCATGCCGCAGGGCGTGGACTTCGCGTCGCGCCAGGTGCTCGACGGGGTGTCGATGCGGATCGTCCGCGCATACGACATCAACAACGACAAGTTCCCGTGCCGGATCGACGTCCTCTACGGGTACAAGACGCTGCGGGCCTCTCTGGCCTGCCGGCTGCACAACAACTGACCCTGAAGGGGAGGGGGCGTTCGCGCTTCCTCCCCTTTCTTCCTGCGAATTGGAGGGCGGACATGGCGACCCTGACCCAGCTTTATGCCCGCATCATCCTCGACACGAACCGCGACGACCTGAATGCGGGCGGCGAGCTCGAGCAGGCCAAGATCGATGCGGTGGCCGACGCGATCGAGACCTGGGCCGACGAGCTTTTCTGGTTCAACCGCACCACCGGTGTCGTCACCACCGTGCCGAACATCGCCACCGCGGCGATACCGGCGGGGATGCGATCGGCGACGATAATCTCCTACCACGCCGCCGCCCTGCGCAAGGTGCCGGTCGAGAATCTGGAGCGAAGCTTCGATCCGGCCAATATCGTCAAGGGCCAGCCGACCGAGTGGGCGGCCTATCTTGACGAGCTTTCCTTCTATCCGACGCCGGACGCGGCCTATGCGCTCGTCGTCTACGGCACCGCCGATCTTGGCGTTCCCGCGACGTCCAACGCCTGGACCGTCGAGGGCTATCGCCTGATCCTCGCCACCGCCAAGAAGATCCTGTGCCGCGGCTCGCTGCGCGATCCCGACGGCCTCGCCCTCGCCCGCGACGAGGAGCAGGAGGCGCTCGACAAATTGCGGCGCGAGACCCGCCGACGCGCCGGCGCGCCGCGGTCGATCGAGCTGCCGGTGAATCCGCCGGCGTTCAACATCGTGACCGGGTGAGGCGCGGGCGATGAAGCTGTTTCGCCCGTCCGAGGGCCCGGTCTGGCTGCCGCGCTTCGGGGATTCGATCCTTTCCGGCTTCAAGTCGGTGATGAGCGCGCCCTTCCGTCCGTGGCGGGCGGCGACGGCCGACCTTCCCGCCGCTTCGGATTATGAAGGCGGGATCGTCTGGAATACCGACGATAAGCAGATCGGCTATTCGGACGGCACGGCCTGGCGGGAGCTGGTGCGGGCGGGGGCGGACACTGCTTACGCCTTGCGGGCGGACAATCTGTCGGACCTGGCCTCTGCTTCGACGGCGCGGACCAATCTCGGCCTCGGTACCGCCGCGACGCAGAATACAGGCACGTCGGGGGCGACATTGCCCTTGCTCAGCACCGCCAATGCCTGGACGACCGACCAGAATTTCGCCGGCCTGGTCAAGGCCAATGGCGGCGGGATCGCCTTTCCCGCGACGCAGGTCGCCTCTTCGGATCCGAACACGCTCGACGATTATGAAGAAGGCGTCTGGACGCCGGGCGTGGCGTTTGGAGGGGTTTCGACTGGAATCACCTATAGCGTTCAAGCCGGCAAATATACGAAGATCGGCAGGCTGGTCTTCATCGATATCAGCGTCATTCTGACCTCGAAGGGAAGCGCGACTGGATCGGCTCAAATCACGGGCCTTCCTTTCCCGATCGGATCGAGCACGGCGTTCAGCAATATGCCGGCCTATGGCACCAGCCTCGCCTCCACGGTGACGAATCTGTTCTTTTTCGCCTCTCCCGGAGCCTCCGCTTTGACCGCGCTCAATTTCTCGTCGGGTGCATTGGCCGCGCTGACCGACGCCAGCTTTACCAACACCACCGTCGTACGCGTCAACGGCGCCTATTCCGCCTGACGATGCCGTGAAGAGAGAGGAACCAGCATGCAGCGTTACGATCCCAATGCCGCCCATGGCGCGGTGTTCAGCCTGTGCCCGGGCACCGAATATGCGACGATCGCGGCCGCGCAGACCGACCAGGTGCTTGCGGGCTCGGAGAGCGGCGACGGCGTCGGCGCGGTCGGCGACTATCTTTCGCACCTCGTCATCGTGCCGGCGGCCGCGGCGTGCGGCGCGGTTTCGGTCAAGGACGGGAGCAATGCGATCACAATCTTCGCCGGCGGCGGCACCGTCGCCTTGCCGACGCTCGCGCCGATCACGATCTTCCTCGGCCTTCGCAGCAAGTCCGGCTCCTGGAAGGTGACGACCGGCGCCAGCGTCTCCGTGATCGCCGCCGGGGCGTTCAGCTGATGTACCCCGCCGTCGCCGCCGCGATGAGCGGTGCCCAGGCCCCCGTCATTGCGGCGGCGGCGGCGAGCGGCTTCACCTTCGCGAACGCCGAGGCGGCGGCGGTCGTGGTCGCGATGACCAGCCCGCCGGACGATGCCCGCAAGCAGCTGATCGACGATCTGGTCGGCGCGCTGAAGAACGGCGCGACCAGCGGCTCCGACATCTGGGCGAAGCTCGACTTGCTCTACATCCTCGCCGCCGCCGACCGGCAGGCCGCCTTGCTGAACTGGAAGGGTGGGGGCTTCGACGGCACGATCGCCGGTACCGGGACCTTCACGTCCGATCGCGGCTGGCAGGGCGACGGATCGACCGGCTATATCGATACCGGCTTCGACCCGACGATGGCGACGGCGCCGAATTACGCGCTGAACAGCGGGCATCTCGGCTTCTGGTCGCGGACGCCGGATGCGGCGGCCAGCACGGTGTCGCGGGACATCGGCTCGAACGGCAGCGGCAACGGAGCCGTCGCGCGGGACTCGAACGACAATGCATCCTGCGCGATCAATACGATTATCAACCTCCAAAACGGCCCGACCTTCGGTCCGAACAGCGACGGCAGCGGTCATTTTTCCTTCAATCGCTCGGCGAGCGACGCGGAGCAGGTCTACCGGAACGGTGTCGACATCGCCACGGTGAACAGGAACAAGGCGTCGCGAATACTTGTCGACGCGAACATCTTCGTCGGTGCGACGGGTAGCCCGCTCGCCCTTTCCTCGCGCGAGTTCGCAGCCGCGCACATTGGCGCAAGCCTGAATGCCCCGGAAACCGCAGATCTCTCCAATGCGCTCCAGACTTATCTTCACCAGGTAGGGGCCGCCTGACGTCGACCGCCACTCGACTACCCGGCAAATTCGGGAACCGTTTTCCCGTTGAGCGAGATCAGGTGGTCCCTTTCGTTCCTGCGTTGGTGAGGATGGTTTGCGAAATATGGCCGACCGACCATGAAAGCTGGTGATCTACGAAGATTTTGACCCCGGCCGCGCCGAGCTTGCGGAAAAGGTAATAATCCTCGCCAACGAAGTTCTCGCCATCCTCGCTCGGTTCGTTCAGGAAATAAGGCTTCTCGATTTTGCTGAAAACCGAGGTCTTCATCAGGCATAAGCCGAGTCCCATGGCGTCGACCTCCGTCAGCGCCCCTTTTTCGGCCAATTCCCTTGTTGTGGCAAACCATAAGCCGGGCCCGAGCGATGCCGTCGGCTGCTCCGGCATAAGCCGTTTGGCATAGTTCGCCCCCACAACGTCGAGATCGTGAGAGAGGAGCCTGGCAAGCGCGTCCGGTGGGAATGTGTGATCGGCGTCGAGCCACAGAATATAGTCTGCCCCACCCGTGATCGCCGCCTTGACCAATGACTGCCGAATGCCGGGAAGAGTGGCGGAGCTGCCTGCGATAAGCCCAATCTGCGCCTTGACCGTATGCAGAAGAAGCTGACCCAGGCTGACCATGAACGCCAGCTTCGGATCGCCATGGCAGGGGATGCAGACCGCGACTTTCATTCGGGCGGCGGCATAGCAGAAGGCATGGTTTGCCACATCGGATAAAATTGCGGGACTTCATCCTGATTCCCGCTCGCAACCGAAGCGTATCAGCGTCGCCGCCAAGCCATGTCCGCAAGGCCATCTGGAATGGACTTTTGTTTTACCGTTCTTTTCGGCCTGCTCATTCCACCTGACTGAAAACCACTCTAGCGAACGCCACGCACAATCCGGCAGGACCGCCGTCATCGTCGCTCCTTGGCGCGAAAGGGAGGAATTGTGATCGACCTCATCGCCTGCCTGCCTCCGCTTGGCTTCGGCTCGGATCGTATCGCTGTCGGGACTTTCGGCAGATGAACCCTGCCGTCCTCGCCGCTTTGTGCGGCGCCCATGTCTCCGTCATGGCCGCGGCGGCCGAAGGCTTCGTCTTCGCGAACGTCGAGGCGGCGGTTGTCGTTGCCGCCATGACGAGCCCGCCCGACGATGCCCGCAAGCAGCTGATCGACGATCTCGTCGGATCGCTGAAGAACGGCGTGACCAGCGGCTCCGACATCTGGGCGAAGCTCGATTTCCTGTGGGTGCTGGCGGCGGCGGACAGCCAGGCTTCACTGATCGACTGGAAGGGAAGCTACGACCTCACCGCCAATGACGCGCCGACCTTCACCGCAGACCGGGGCTGGAACGGCGACGGGGCTACGGCGGGGATGAACCTGTCGAGCGCGTTCACGCCGTCGACGGCGGGAGGCCAGTGGGGAACGAACAGCGCGCATATCGGCGCGTTTAATCTTACCGCAGCCAGCTCAAGCGCCATTTCGGCTGGCGCGAGCACTGCCGTCGTTAGCGGCGGCACCGGTTCACCGGGCGGCTGGATTGGAACCAACTTCTTTGGCGAAACCCCCGCGCCGGCGGGCTCGGCGCCTCACCACATCTGCATCAGCCGAACCGGCAACACGACCCAAGTCGCGTACCGAAACGGCGTCGGCGGATCGACGCAAACTTCGTCCGCAAGCGCCGTCGTCACTCCGATCTTCGTGCTTTCCGACAGCGCGGGAGGCCCAGCAACAGACGCAAACATCTCTCTCGTTCATGGCGGCGCCGGGCTGAGCGCGGCCGAAGTGCTCGACCTCTACAACGCCGTCGCGACCTATTTGGCCGGGGTTGGCGCCTGATGCTTCAGCACGGTCTCCGCGATATGCCCGATCTCCCAGGAAACGGCATGATCGACGTAGACCGGTATCTTGGCGGCAAGTAGATTGCCGAAAAGGAAACTGTCCTCCCCTATCGCAATCTTGCGGTCGCGGTCATAGCCGAAGAGAAACCACGGTTCGGGAAGCCGCTCGAAAATCGAGGTGTTGGTGAGGCACAGGCCCAGACCCAGAGCGGACACCTGCTCCACGCTTCCGGACCTGACCTTCTCTTCCGTCGTGGCGACAGGCGTTTGACCGATATAGGCGGTTGAGGGTTGTCCGGTTTGGCGCCTCACGCAATTGGCGCCGACCACGGGTACGTTGCGGGCGAGAAGTCGGCTCAGCGTGTCCGGTGGAAAGGTCATGTCCGCGTCGATCCAGAGGATCCAGTCGGCGCCCCATTCCCGGGCCTGGGCGACGAGCACGTTCCTGGCCTGTGGAAGGATCGCGGAGCTCACGACGAACAGGCGCACGTCGACATTTTCAATTCGATGGTTCGTCAGCCCCACCATGCTCAATAGGAAGCCGAGCTTCGGATCGCCGTGACAGGGTGTGCAGATCGCGACCTTCATTTGACGGACCATAACATGCCGATGCTCTTCGCACAGCATCGCAACCACACGGAGGAATCGTGGCCGATCTCATCACCTTTCTTCCACCGCCGGGGCTCAGCTCGGACGACACGACCTTCGAGGATGAGGGGAAGTGGGCGGACGGCTCGAACGTGCGCTTCCGGCAGGGCAAGCCGGAATGCATCGGCGGCTGGTCTTTGCTGATCTCCGGCCTCGCCGCGTCGATCACCGACATGCTCGGCTATATTTACGATTCCATCCCGCACGCCGTTTATGCGGGCGGGTGGAAGCTCTATGTCGCCAACGAGCTCGACACGACGCCGACGGACGTCACCCCGACCGGCCTCACCAGCGACGACACCTCCGCCAATTGGGCGCTCGCCGCCTTCGGATCGACGCTGCTTGCCTCGCAACGCCTCGGCAAGCTCTACGCCATGCCGGTGCCGGGAACGCCCGCGGCGCCGGTGGCCACCGCGCCGGCGCAGATCATGTCGATGCTGGTGACGCAGGAACGCCAGGTGCTCGCCTTCGGCTGCAACGAGGAGGTGTCGGGCATCTTCAACCCGGCCTGCATCCGCGGCAGCGACCTCGAAGACTATACGGTCTGGACGACGCTCCCGACCAACAATTGCTTCGAGCATGTCCTCGACGACGGCGGCATGATCTTCGCCGCGGCTTTGGTCGGCGCCTATGTCGGGGTGTGGACGACGAGCGGCCTGTGGATGGGCCAGTTCATCGGCGATCCGAGCCAGACCTACCGCTTCGACCGGGTCGATACCGGCGTCGGCATCGTCGCCACCGGCGCGGTCGCGATCGACAAGGGCATCGCTTACTGGGTCGGCATCGACCTCAATTTCTACCGCTGGGAGCCGGGCGCGGCGCCCGAGATGCTCGCCTGCCCGATTTCCAAGGATTTCAAGGAGAACGTCGTCTCGGGGGCCTCGATCCGGGTCGAGGTCAATCCCTCGTTCAACGAGATCTGGATCCTCTATCCCGACAATCGCGACACGCCGGGCGTCAATTGCAGCCGCTACGTCGCTTATTGCGTCGACGAATCGGCGGCGGCCGCGGCGGCGGGCGGCATGGCGGTCTGGTATCGGGGCCAGCTCGCGCGGGATTCGATGCTGCCGCCGGGGCCGCTCTCGCAGGTGCTCGGCGCCCAGACCTTGATGGGCGACGTCGCCGGCAACATCTACACGCACGAAATCCCGACCGTCGCCCCGGATGCCTGGTTCATCCAGTCGGCGGACCAGTATCTCGGCAACAGCCGGACGCGGATGATGGTGCGCGGGTTCGTTCCGGATTTCGATTATCAGTCGGGCGACGTCACGCTCACCCTGCTGATGCGCGACCGGCCGCGGTCGACGCCGGTGACCAAGGGCCCCTACACGATTCCCAACACCGCGGCGAAGCTGGATTTCCGCGCCTCGGGCCAGATCGCCGCGGTCCGGCTCGACGGCACCGCCACCTATATGCGGCTCGGCAAGCCCCTGTTCGACACGGCTCCGCTCGGCGAGCGGTGAGCCCGCGCCTGCTTGCGGCGGAAGGATCGGGCTCATGGGACCGGTGACGATCGCGGCGATGGCCGGATGCCAGCATGCGGTCCACGCCGCCGGCCCGGCGGTCCCGGGGCCCTATGCGCCGTGGCGGCCTGATCCGCTTCGGGGAGATGCACGATGATCCCCGTCATGTGGTGCGACTATCTGCCGTGGCGGGCGTCGTTCGAGCGGGCGCTCGATCCGCGTTTCTTCACGATCGACTATCTCGATCGCCGCATCAATGACGGGAGCGTCAAGCTGTTCGTCTGCCGCGCGGCGGCTCTGGTCGTCGAGCTCAAAGCCTATCCGACCGGAAATTTCGACGGCCATGTGCTGATCGCGGCGGGCGATCCGGCGGCGATCGTCGGCACCTTGCGGCCCGAGGCGGAGGCCTGGCTGAAGGGCATCGGCGCGCTCGGCGCCCTGGTCGAGAGCCGGCCGGGCTGGGCGCGGCTGCTTCGCGAACATGGCTATCGCACCCACCAGCAGGTGGTGAGGAAGGATCTGTAGATGGACCAATGGACCCAGCGTTTCGCCGACATCAAGGACCAACTCTCCCAGTCCGGCCTCAACGCCGCCCAGCAAGGCCAGGCGCTGAGCGGCTGGGTGGCGGCCAATCCGCGGCCGGCCAATGCGGCGCCGCCGCCGATGCTTTCGGGCGATGCCCTTGCCGGCGCGCCGGCCGGCCCGATGAGCGCGGCGACCGCTTCCGCACCGCCGCCCTTGTTGCCCCAAATGGCGGCGAGTCCCGCGGCGAAGCCCGCGCCGGCGCTTGCGCCCAATGTCGCGCCGGTGCCTTTGCCCAGGCCGCCGGCCAACGCGCCGGTTCTGCCGCCGGCCCTTGCCCCGGCCGCGCCGGGCCTTGGCGCGTCACTGGCCATGCCGCCGCTCGGCGGGCCGAACCTGGCGCGGGCGCCGATCGTCTCGGCCGACGCGCCGATCGCCGCGTCGCCCTTGCTGTCGCCGACGCCGATCCTGCCGCGGGCACCGCTTATTCCGCAGGTGCCGCCCCCGACCGCGCCGGCCGTGCCGGCGGCGCCTTCCGTGGCGAACATGCGCGTCGGCGCGCCGGTCCAGGCTTCGTCGCCCGCGCCGGTCGTGCCCGCGCCGAAGCCCGCCGCCATCCCCGCCGCGCCGCTCCCGTCGCCCGCGCTTATTCGTCCGGCCGCCTCGCCGGCGCCGGCGCCGCTGCCGGTGCAGCCGAGCCCGGCGCCGGCGCCGCCCATGCCCAGGCCAATTTTGTCGCCGACGCCGGCGCCGCTGCCGGCCCCGCTGCCGGCGGGCGGGCCGAACGCGGCGAACCAGAACGAGAGCTCGAACATCGACGCGCGCGTCAACGCGATCCTGGCCCGCAACAACGCGCCTTCTCCGCCATCGCCAACGCTCCCTCCGCCTCCGCCGCCGCGGCCGGCCCCGGCGCCCCCGCCGGTCCCGGTCGTGCCGCCGCTTCCGAAGCCGGTTCCTGCTCCGGTGGCTCCGGTGGCGCCCGCGCCGCCGCCGGCCGCAATGCCCATGCCGCCGGCGCCGCCTCTTGTGGCCCCGCCGGCTCCGGTCGTCGCGCATCCGGTTCCGGCGCCGCCCGTGCCTGTGCCCGCGCCCGCTCCGGTGCCGAAGCCGGTGCTTCCGCCGGCGCCGCCGCCGATGCTGCCTTCGGCGCCGATCGTGAGCGTGCCGCCGCCGCCTCTGCCCAGGCCGCCGGTGAGCGCGCCGGTGCTTCCGCCCGCGCCGCCGCCGCCTCCGCCGCCCCGGCCGGCGCCGATGCCCCCGCCGATGCCGGCCGTGCCGCCACCGCCCGGAACGCCGTCGACGCCGGCGACGATCGCGCCGTTGCCGACCCAGATGCCGACCGTGTCGACGATGTCGCCGGCGCCCAAGGCTCCCGCCACCGCGAACATCGACACCCATGTCAATGCGCCGACCCAGGTTTCGCTGCCCGTCTATCAGCCGCCGGCTCTGCCCTCCTTCCTCGACGGCGGGCTGATCCCGAGCTTCACCGGCTACACGCCGGCGCCGTCGATGCCGGGCTATGCGATGCCGCGCACCGGCCACCCGTTCGCGCCGACGCCCGCCGCCCAGAATGCGCCGCTGCTGCCGGGCTTCAACAACCCGTTCGTCGGGGCGGCCGGGGGCGGCGGCGGGATCGCTTATGGGGTTGGGGGCGCGATCGCCGGCACCGGCTACGATCCGAGCGATCCGACGGGGCTGGGGGCGCTTTACGGCCAGCTGCTGGTGCCGAAGATCACGCCGCAGGTTTAGGGGGCGGCGCCGTCAGCGGGTTTGCTTCCACCTCCCGTCACCCTCACCCAACTTCGCCTAGGCTCCTTCGTCGCCAAGGCTTCGTATCCCTCTCCCCTCAAGGGAGAGGGGGGTTTCACCCGCCTTCACGCAATCCTTTGACCGGAGGACCCGATGGGCCTTTCTTCTTCTTCGTCCAACTCGACGAGCAACCAGCAGACCAATCAGACCGCCACGACCACCCCGGTCGCGCCGTCCTGGCTGACCCAGGGGCTGCAAAATTATGTCGGGTCGATCGGCAGCTTCGCCGATTCCGATCCGAACAGCTTCGTCGCCGGCGCCTCGCCGCTCGAGCAGCAGGCGTATAACAATGCCGACGAGCTTGGCGGGCTCAACAACAATTTCAGCACCGCGTCCAAGATCGCGCTCGGCGTCGCCAACGCGCCGGCGAGCACGGTCCCGTCCGCCTCCGGCTACGGCGCCGCGCAGGGGGGGGTGTCGACCTATAATCCGGCGACCTTGTCCAACCCGTTCGCGGCGGGCGCCAGCGGCTATAATGCCGCCCAGACGACCGGCACCTCTTATTCGGCGCCGACCTTCACGCCGGTCAATGTCGGGGCGGGGCTGGATCTCAATGGATTTTCGCCATCCTCATCGTCCTCGTCCGGATCCTCGCCGTTCACGATCACGCCTTTCTCCTCGACCTCGCCGCAATCGATCACCGCCGGCGGTTCCATTCCGCAGCCGCTGACCGCCAATCCGAACGCCGCGCAGGGCGGCTCCTTCACCCTCTCGCCCTTCTCGGCGACGTCGCCACAGGCGGATTTCAACGCGGCTTCGTCCTCGGCCATTCCCTATGCTTTGACCTCGGCCTCGGGCTACAATTCAGCCAATGCCGCGGCGACCGGCTATGCCGCGCCCAATCTCGGCGCGGCGAGCCAGGCGGCCGGCGCCGGCTACAATGCCGCCACCGCCAATTCCTCGGGCTATGCGGTGCCGTCGCTCGCCAATGCGGCGCTTGCCACCGGCACCGGCTTCAACGCCGCGCTCGCCAATGCATCGGGCTATGCCGCGCCCAATCTCGGCGCGGCGAGCCAGGCGACCGGCGCCGGCTACAATGCCGCCAATGCCGCCGCCGCCGGCTATGCGGTGCCGTCGCTCGGCGCCGCGAGCCAGGCGACCGGCGCCGGCTACAATGCCGCCAACGCGGCCGCGAACGGCTATTCGGTGGCGTCGCTCGGCAATGCCGCGCTCGCTTCGGGCCAGGGCTATAATGCCGCGCAGGCGGGGCCGGTGACGATCGCGCCGGCCGCCAATGCGGCCGCGTCCAACGCCCAGGCGGCGAGCCTGCTCACCAACCTCAATGGCTACATGAACCCCTATCTCGGCCAGGTCGTCAACGCGAGCATGGCCGATTTCGACCAGAATGCCGCCGTGCAGCAGGCCCAGCTCAAGGCGCAGGGCGCGGCCGCCGGCGCCTTCGGAGGATCGCGCTTCGGAGTCGCCCAGGCGAGCCTGGACGACGATCTCGCCCGCGCCCGCGCCACCACCGAATCCGGCCTCCTCTCCAACGCCTTCAACACTGCGGCCGGCCTTTCCCAGTCGGACGCCGCCAACCGCCAGCAGGCGAGCCTGTTCAACGCCCAGAACCAGACCGGCGTATCGCAGGCCAATGCCGCCGCCGCCAACCAGCGCGCGCTCAGCCAGGCGCAGCTCAGCGCCCAGCTCGGCCTCGCCAACCAGTCCGCGACCAACCAGGCGTCGGAGTTCGGTGCCAATGCGCAGAACGCGGCGAGCCTCGCCAACCAGTCGGCGAACAACCAGTTCGCGCTCACCCGCGCCGGCATGCAGAATGACGAATCCCAGTTCGCCGCCTCCGCGCAGAACCAGGCCTCGCTCGCCAATGCCGCCGCCGCCAACCAGGCCGGCCAGTTCGGCGCCAATGCGCAGAATGCGGCGAGCCTCGCCAACCAGTCGGCGAACAACCAGTTCGCCTTGACCCGTGCGGGCATGCAGAATGACGAGGCGCAATTCGCCGCCGGCGCGCAGAACCAGGCCTCGCTCGCCAATGCCGCCGCCGCCAACCAGGCCGGCCAGTTCGGCGCCTTGGCGAGGAACAATGCCAGCCTCGCCAACCAATCGGCCAACAACCAGTTCGCCCTGACCCGCGCCCAGCAGCAGGCCGACGCCTCGCAATTCGGGGCGGCGGCGCAGAACCAGGCGGCGCTCGCCAACGCCTCGGCGCGCAACCAGGCGAGCCTGTTCAACGCCCAGGCGACCAATGCCGCCGGCCTTTCCAACCAGAGCGCGCTCAACCAGTTCGCCCTGACCCGCACCGGCATGCAGAACGACCAGGCGCAATTCGCGGCTTCGGCGGCGAACCAGGCCGCGCTCGCCAATGCGGCGTCGCGTAACCAGGCAGCGCAGTTCGGCGCGACGGCCCAGAATAATGCCAGCCTCGCCAACCAGTCCGCCAACAACCAGTTCGCGCTGACCCGGGCCCAGCAGCAGGCCGACGCCTCGCAATTCGGGGCGTCGGCGGCGAACCAGGCGGCGCTCGCCAATGCGGCGGCGGCCAACCAGGCGGGCCAGTTCGGCGCGGCGGCGCGCAACACCGCCAGCCTCGCCAACCAGGGCGCCGTCAACCAGATCGGGCTCGCCCAGGCGCAGATGCAGAACGACGCCGCCAAATATGGGGCGGATACGGCGAACCAGATGGCGCTCGCCAATGCCGCCGCGCAGAACCAGGCGGCGCAGTTCGGCGCGACGGCGCTGAACAATGCCGGCCTCGCCAACCAGAGCGCCGGCAACCAGTTCGCGCTCGCCCAGGCGCAGATGCAGAACGACGCCTCGCAGTACAATGCGACCGCCAACAATGCGTCGATGCAGGCCTATCTCGCCGCGCTCAACCAGTCGGCGCAGTTCAACGCGGGCGCGCAGAACCAGGCGAGCCTGTTCAACGCCCAGCAGAATGAGGCCGGGCTCGCCCGCCAGCTCCAGGCGGCCAATGCGCTCAGCCAATATGGCAGCGATTACGGCACCAACACCCGCGCGGATCTGGGCGCGATGTCGCAGCTCGGCGCCCAGCAGCAGCAGATCGAGCAGGCTTATGCCCTGGCGCCGCTCGCCCAGCTCCAGGCGGTCGGCCAATTGTTCGGCGCGACGCCCTACCAGGCGCTGATCGGGCAGACGATCAACACCAACGGCACCAGCAGCGGGACGAGCTCGACTACCACGACACCGAGCCTGTTCTCGATGCTCATGCAGGCGGGCCAGAACGCGGCTAATGCCTATGCGGCGGGGGCTTGAAATGGCAGGATTGTTCGACACATCATCGCCGCAACAGCAGCACGGCTTCGACTGGGGCTCGGCCGCGCTCGGCTTCTTCGGCGTGCCGGCGAGCCTCATCCAGGCGCACAAGAAGCGCAAGGCGGAGCAGCAGCAACAGCAATTGATCTTCAACGCGATCGACAATGATCCGAACCTCAGCGACGGCCAGCGCGCCATCGCCAAGCTCTATCCGGGCGCCTACGCCCAGAGCCAGCTGCAGAATCTCGGCCCCGCAATGCCGGCGGCGAGCGGCGGCTACGCCGTCGCCAATGCGAATCCTTCGACCGCCAATTACCTGCCCGCGGGCCCGCCGGCGATGGCGATGGGCGCCATCGATCCGACGATGGGCCAGCCGCTCGGCGCGGCCACCGATTCGTCCTCGATCCCGTTCGGCTGGGGCGATGGGACGGCGATCGGCGGCGCGACCGCTTCGGTCGTGCCGCTGACCGACCAGGATGTTTCGGGCATGGATCAGACCGGCGGCTACGATCCCTATGGCGGCTATGGCAGCAGCTACGGTTTCGACAGCGATTACGGCAACGGCAGCAGCGACGGCGGCTTTGCCGATTTCTAGTCGGTAAGTCGCACCCGCCCAAGGCAGGCCTGCGGCCCTTTTCACGACCATCATCAAGCTTCGCAGCCGGGCCGTCCCGCCCGCCATGCGGATCAATCCCCAGGAGGACGATCAATGGCCTATCAGGACGGCGATTCCAGGACCTATGGCGGCGTCACCTATCTGCGCCAGGACGGCCTCTGGTATCCGCAGCCCGATCCCGTGCTCGCGGCCGCCCAAGGCGGCGATGGCGGCGCGCCCGGCGATGGCAGCCAGGGCAACGCGCCCGATGCGTCGGCGCAGGCCGATCCCGACCAGCTCACCGGTCAGATCGCCCAGGTCAAGGACCAGTTCGTCAACGCGACCGATCCCGGCCAGAAGGTCAACGCGCTGTGGCAACTCGGCTCACTGATCATGGCGGCGAGCCAGCAGCCGCAGCAGGGCGGGGGAAGCGACGGCAGCGGCGGTTCAACCGGCAATCCGCCACAGCCGGCCGCGCTTTTCCAGCCGGGGCAGAACCAGCAGAATCCGCCGCCCTTCATTGCCGGGCTGTCCGGCGCGCCCGACGACCCGGCCGGCGCGCTCCAGCAGCTCGGCGCGCCGCAGGGATCGGATGACGGCGGCAACGGCACTGCGCAGCCGCCGCTGCCCCCGCCGCTCCTCGGCCAAGGTTCCGACAATGACGGCAACGACGGATCGGGCATTCCCCTCCTACCGTCCGATCAGCAGGGTCCGCCGCCGTTCATAGCGGGGCTTCCGGGCGCGCCCGGCGATGTGGCCAGCGCCCTGCAGCAGCTCACCACCCAGCAGGGCGCGACGGCTCCGGGTCTCGGCGGCGGCAACGGTCCGCAGCCACCCGCCTCCTTGTTCGCTGCCGGCGGGCCAGGCGGCACGAGCGGCGGAGCGCAGTCCGGCGGTCTGTTCGGCGCGCCAAGCCAGTCCGCCGGGCCGCCGCTGCCGCCGGACCAGCAGAACCCGCCGCCCTTCGTCGCGGGACTTCCCGGCGCACCCGGCGACGTAGCCAGCATCCTCCAGCAGCTCGGTACGCCGCAAGGGGCAGGGGCTTCCGGCGACGGGCCGGACGCGCCGCAGCCGCCGGGCTCGTTGCCCGTCACCAATGCACCCGGCACCGGGAGCGACGATCAGCAGCAGCCCGGCGGCTTGCTTGGCATGCCGGGCCAGCCCGTCGTACCGCAGGCGCCCGCGCCGGGAGGGCCGGGCCCCCAGGGAAGGCCGCCTTTCATCCTGGCCTCCGCGCAGCAGCCCTTCCAGCCGAATGGCTTGCCGCCCGGTGGCGCTTTTCCAGGGCAGGGTGCCCGCGGTTCCCAACCCCCTTTTGGCGGCGCACCTGCCGGATTCCGTCTGGCTTCGCTGGATTCGCCGTCGGACGGACAGGCGGTCCTGCGGACCTACGGCTCTCCATTGGATCCGGTTCTTGGGCCGCCGGCCAGCATCGCCCGCGCGCCGATCAAGGGTGCGCCGGCAGCAACTGCGACGCGGCAACCGACAGCCGCGCCAGGAGCGGCCACCCCCCAGCCGGCACAGGACCCGTTGCATGCCGAGTATAATTTTCAAGCCAACACCAACCTGGCGGTGGGGAGCAGTAAACTCACTCCAGATCAGAAAGCCGACCGCATCTATCAGATTGCGAAGCAACGCGGCCGCCCACTCGATCCGCACATGCGGCCGTGGCTCAAGGGCCACGCAAACGCGCCGATGATCGGGAACATGCACATCGGGGAAGTCATCTCGCTCGCCCAGCGGGGCACCAGATTACGCAACCGGCTGATGCAGTTCGGATTCACTCCCGCCGCCGCGGCAGCGATGGCGGCCAACGCGATGGTGGAAAGCTATGGCTATTATCGGTCTCCACAGCTGAGTGGCGGACCCGGCTATGGCCTCTGGCAATGGTCGCCTTATCGGCGGGGCTTATACGAAACGCTGAAGAAAAAGCAGAACAAAACGCTAAAGCAAAATCAGGACGTAAGCTTCTCAGCTGCTAATGAGGATGACCAGATCCGGTTCATGATCTGGGAAATGCAGAATCAGCACCCCTACCATGATGCGTGGGCGGCGCTGCACTCCAATCAGAGTGCGGGGCAGATGGCGGCCAAGGTCGCAATGGATTACGAAGGAATGGCGAACAAGACGGGAGATCCCGAAAAACGGGCCGCAATCGCGGATCTGCTGAGCAGCATTCCCGTCGATCCTCGGATGAATCTGGCCGCGCCGTCGAGTCCGCCACCGGAGGTCGACGCCTTTCTGCGGCGCAAGGCTGCCAGTGCGCGGTCAGTCGGGCGCTGAATACCATGCCCAATTGTGGTTCCTCCGGCACGGAAGCCAATAGAGTTCGAGCTCCAGTGCGCGGTCGTCACGCGAGCCCCAGCACCAGCCTAATCGGTGCGCCTCGTGCAGCAGGCGATCTCGGCGTGCGCAGGTGCGTTTGATGACAGCCTCGTCGTAGGTTGAACCACATTGCAGGGCTGCGACTGCAACCCGATGGATGATGACATGCGCCCGCCCGGAGCGTGGCGCTCCAGTTTCCGAAATGCAGCACGCCGCCGCCGGCGCGGCAAGCAAAGTTGTGGCTGCGAGGAACAGGAAAAACCGCGTCGCCCTTTGTGACAATGCAATCCTCATAACCACTATCCCTTCTTGCCGGCCCGTCATCTGTCGCCGAACCGACGTACTTTATTATCAGGGACCTGCTTCTGGAACAATAGAAGAACAACACCATATTCCAGGGACACAATACCTAATTGACAGAGGCGGGACGGGCTGGACCGCACCCTATCGATGAGACACGTTAATTAGGGACAGCTCGGTGTCTCCATCACCATGGGCTGCTGCGCAGCAGCCCATGGCTCGGTTTGTTCATACTCCTCCGGCGACAGGTAGGCCAAGGCGGAGTGCAGCCGTTGCCGGTTGTAGACCTGCTCGATGAACGTGCCGATCTCGGCCCGGGCGTGCGCCAGGTCGCGATAGGCGGTGCCGTTCACCTCTTCCTGCTTCAAGGTCTTCATGAAGCTCTCGGCCATGGCATTGTCATAAGGACAGGCGACCCGGCTCATGCTCGGCAGGATGCCGGCCGC